TGTAGAGCGTACATTTCAAGAGACTGTAAAGTAGTTCAAGACCTAGAAGATACGTTTAGGTTGACGAAACACATAATGTTGTGGTAAGCGTTAGATGAACGACAAGCCATAGAGCCCGTTCTGGCTGTAAGAAATTACACGTTGCGTTACGCACAACGAAGTCAGAGTCCGGATCACTCCGATAAACTCAAGGCGTTAAACCTTTGTTTTAATTAGAGGAGTGTCACAATATGGCAACCACACTATCAGCGGCTTTTACAACGCTATTTGAAGCGGAAGTACACCAAGCCTATCAGGGTACTGCAATGTTACGTGCAGCCTGTAGAATGAGAACAGGTGTCGAGGGATCATCTGTAAAATTTCCAAAACTCGCAGCAGGGACCGCATCTGAGCGTACACCATCCACCCCCGTTGTACCGTTAAACGCTACGTTTTCAAGCGTCGAAGCAACGATGTCTGACTTTGTAGCAAGTGAATATTCAGATGTATTCAACCAAGCAAAAATTAACTTTGATGAACGACAAGAACTTGCTCAACTTATTGGTTCAGCGATTGGTCGAAGAGAAGATCAAATTATTCTTGATGCTCTTGCAGCAGCGACAGCCGGAACCACCGTAGCCAATACGGTTGTCACCACCGGGTCAGCTTCTGCCTCAGATTTAAACGTGGGAAAAATTATTGCTGCTGCTAGAGCCTTAAATGCAGCGAATGTTCCTTCAGCAGATCGTCATCTTGTTATTCACGCAAATTCACTCGCTTCTTTGCTTGGGGATGAAAGAGCCGTAAGTGCAGACTTTGCACAACTTCAAGCGTTAAACCGTGGAGAAATTAATTCATTTATGGGCTTTACCGTACATATGATGGGTACAAGAGCCGAGGGCGGTGTTCCGATTGATGGTTCAAATGATCGAACCTGTTATGCGTTTCATAAATCCGCAATCGGTTGTGGTGTTGGAATAGCACCAAAAATCGAAGTGAATTATGTACCGCACATGACATCGTTCTTGGTCACAGGAATGTTAAGCATGGGTGCCATATCGGTTGATCCAAATGGACAGGTTGATTTGACCTGTCGTGAATCTTAAAAAGGAGAATGAAGAATGGCATTTGATCGAACAAATTGGGGCGTTATTGGTAACGAAGCAAAGTCAGGAACTTCTCCTGTTATGTGGGGTTATAAAACGACGGACGCTAAAACGGACGTAGATGCAGCCGGGTATTTCAATAGCGTTGCAGAAGATGTGACAGTTGGTGATATTATTTACTCTTTCGCATCCACGGGTGGTACGGCTACAGCGTCTTTTCACGTTGTTGTTAGCAACGCTTCTGGTGTTGTTGACGTAGGCGATGCAAACGCAATGGCAGTAACCGACTCAGACTAATATTGACGGGGGCGTTCTCGCCCCCCTCACCCATTTAATAGGAGAAGAGAATGGCAGCAGGTGATACAGATGTTTCAATATGTTCCCACGCACTGCTGCTTCTTGGCTCCTCAAGCATAACATCTTTTGACGATGGCACAGCCGGTTCAGGTGCTGCGTCCAAAATTTACCCGAAAGTTAAATCTTCTACTCTTGGAATGTACCCTTGGACCTTTACATTACGTAAAGTTCAACTTGGACAACTTGCTGATGCTCCAACAAATGTGTGGCAACACGCCTATCAACTCCCGGCAGATATGATTACGGGTGTACCAAGAAAGGTGTTTTCGTCAGGAAATGTAGGAGCCCCGGTATTTAAAGACTATGAAATACAAGCGGATCAACTTCTTACAGATACCGCAACAATTTATGTTGATTATCAGCAAACGGTAGCAGAACCGGCAATGCCGGAATACTTTGTAAATCTTTTGGTCTATCAAATGGCGTGGCATTTAGCTGAACCTGTGACGGACCAAATTACAAAAGCTGAATACTGGCGTGGTATTGCTATGGGAACAGTACAAGAGTCTGGTCGTGGCGGTTATTTTAGAACGGCAACAAACATAGATTCTTCCGGGCAATCGACACAGGTTATTGGGGATTATTTACTGACGAGCATACGATGAGTAGAACAACAATATTTCAATCTGACTTTACAAGTGGGGCTCTTGATCCTCTGGTTCTTGGTCGTATTGATTTAGAACAATATTCAAAAGGGTTAGAAAAAGCACAGAATGTTGTCGTGCTTCCGCAAGGTGGTTTTGAGCGACGACCGGGTTTGAGGTTTATGCTTGATCTTACCTCACATTTGGGCAGTGGAATTACGGCACAAGCCGGTATCAGACTTATTCCTTTTGAGTTTTCAACGACGCAATCCTATATGCTTGTGTTTGTAAAAAATGGAACCGGGTCATCCAACAATGTTCGGATGTTTGTCTATAGCAATAAGGCTCAAGTGACAGCTATTAATGGGGGTTCAGATGACTACCTTCAAGTGTCCATGGGCGATATTGATTTATCGACCTTAAATTTTACGCAATCTGCTGACACGTTGATACTTGTGCAAGAAGACATGGCACCTATTTCTATTGTCCGTGGTGGAAGTACAAGCACTTGGACAGCTGCAACAATATCTTTAACCATACCAAAACACGCATTTACAGTAGGAACGACGCAGATTTCTGGCAATGTCACACCCTCGGCTGTTGATGGAAGTATAACTCTTACCTCTGCCGGGTCTTCTTTTACGTCTTCTCATGTCGATCAATTTTTTACCCGTGACGATGGATTTGGTCGTGTCAGAATTGTGCAGTTTGTTTCAACGTCTGAAGTTATTGGCGTAACCGAAGTACCCTTTCTCAACACATCTGCAATCGCTGACAGTCTTCATCACATTGAATCGGGCTATGAGGATGCGTGGTCATCTTCCCGGGGTTATCCTCGCTCTTGTGTTTTCCACGAAGGTCGGCTTTATATGGGGGGTTCCAAGTCCTTACCTAACACACTCTTTGGAAGTAAGGTTGGAGATTTTTTTAACTTCAGGCAAACGCATGGTTTGGACGATGATGCTATTAAAGCAACGCTTGCTTCAGATCGAGTTAATGCGATTGTTGGATTGTTTTCTGGCCGTGATTTACAAATCTTTACAACGGGTTCTGAGTTCTTTGTGCAGCAAGCCGAAGTCACACCCATCACGCCTTCAAATATAACAGTGAAAACAGCAACCCGGCATGGATCAAAAGAAGGTCTACGACCTGTGCAAGCATCAAATGCCACGCTTTATATTGAGAGAGAGGGTGGTGCTTTACGAGAGTTTTTATACAACGATTCTCAGCTTACCTATAACTCTGCCAATGTTTCGTTTTTCTCCAGCCATCTTATTAAAGGTCCAACCCACATGGCTCTTAGACCATCAACGGATTCTGACGAAGGAGACTTGTTGTTAATCTGTAATGGAACAGACGGAACGATGGCTTGCTTTTCTGTTCTCCGTCCACAAAATGTTATAGCTCCCAGTGAGTTTGTAACGGACGGAACCTTTGAAGATGTTGCTGTGGACCTCACAGATATCTACACTGTTGTCAAAAGAACAATCTCGTCTGCCACCAAATATTATTTGGAATTGTTCGACGGCAATAGAACTACCGATGCCAATCTCCAGTATTTCTCAGGATCGTCCTCTCCCGATTTATCCATATCGAGTAATACTACGGCATCGGGTCTTTCACATTTGGAAGGAAAAACAGTTAAAATGGTTCGAGATGGCTTTGTGCTTTTGGACGCAACTGTTTCCTCTGCTGCCGTTACTACAGACATTGTACCTACCTCGTATTTGGAAGTCGGTTTGGATTATACCGTTGATGTGCGTACACTCCCGGCTGAACCTCGTCTTGCCTCTGGCACAGTCCAATCTCGTAAGCGTCGAATCCTTGAAGTTACACCTATTTTGGAAGCAACACAAAACTGCACAGTGAATGGGTTTGATGTTACCTTTCGTAGCCTCTCAGAGACTCTAGGATCAACGCTGAGTAGCTTTAGCGGTCGAAAACGTATTGGTCCCCTCTTGGGCTATACAGACACAGCACAGATTACTTTTTCACAAAGCCAACCACTTTTTATGACTGTGTTAGCGGTCGAATATAAACTTAGTACAGCAGGGGTATAGCATGACAATAGGAATACCAGAAATTGCAGCCGTCATAGGATTAGGAAGTTCTTTATCAGGAGCGTCAAAGCAAAACAAAGCCGGACAGATTGGCAAGCAACGCTACGAAACGCAAGCCGAACAAGAACGTATTAAATATTCTTTCGAAGCTAATAAAGCTCGGATGCAAACAGCCGAAATTGTCAGGCGTGGAAATGAACAAATGGCATCTGCTAATGCCGGGTCTTACGCTATGGGCGTTGATCCATCCTCGTTTGGGTTTGTGATTAATACGCAGCTTCTAAGCCTCCTTGTGAATGATATTATTGTGAGTGACGTTAATGCACAGCTTGCTGAGAAATCAGGTCAGGCACAGTTTGAAGACCTCATGCTTGCCGGGCAACAAGCAGCCCTCTCAGGTGGGACAGCAGCCTTGGGAACAGCAGCGTCTGGCTTTATGAACTTTGCATCATTAGCTCCCTTTACACCAAGTTCAGCGTCTATTGCTCCCCCTGTCGGGGCTCCAATGGCAAGACCATCTGTAATAGGTAATTATTAATGGCAATTAAACCTTACCGACGCACAGGACTTATGACGCAGGGGTTTCAACCCTCTCGAGGCTATGCGTTAAAGGAAGCTCAAAACACGCAGCTTGTGATGGCTGATCAGCTTGATCGGATGTCCAGTTTCTTTTTTAAACAGGCAGCAGCCGGATTTGAGGAAAAAGGCAAAGAGTATGGAGCGAGTGTTGTTCCAGACTTAGAACAAATTTCTATAGCAACAGCCGACCCAACCGACGATAAAGAACTGAATATGCCCTCGTTTAGTAATACAGTTTTTGGTCGGGCAGCAAAAAAAGAAGCCCTTGCAGTTTTAGAAAATCGCTTAACAATTCAAGCAGCAGAAGCATTTAATGAATCTGTCTTTCAAGCCACAAAGAATGGTCATACTCCGGCAACATTACGAACAGGATTAGATGGAACAATAACA